CACCACCCATTACTATGATTTTAGCGGTACCACTAGTTGGAATATTATAACTACCGCTAGTTTGAGTAAAATATTCAGTTCCCTCGACATTAATATAGGCAAAACCATTAGCACCAGTGCCACCAGTGTAGGGAACTGGAGAATAGGGTAATGAATCACTTGGGTATACAGTGGTATTAACTGCTGGCCAAAAACTAAAAAAGTAATACCCACCACCACCATTAACATAAGCTGTACTATTATTTTTATTTGCAATTTGATTTGAAGTATAAGTTACAGTTCCGCTATTATCTTTCAACTTTAATACTGTACCAGCAATTCTTCCTGAACAACCATCAAAATTTGGTATTCTATTTGTTAATTCTACACGATGAATAAATGTTTCGGCACCCAAATCTACTTCAACCCATGGAAATTCATCACCACTAGAATGATACATTGTACTATCATTATTATCTACCATATTACTAGCAAGTGTATTGCCATCTAAACTTCCAGAAGATGTTACTGACATTGTTGATATTATAATGTTGGCACCGCCAAAAGACGAATAAACTTTAACACCACTAAGATTTAACCATCTACCTGTACCACCATTACTAGAACCATATTCAAATCTAATATATCGGGCTTTAACGGCATTGGTACCACTACCACCAGCACCAAAACCACTACCACCATTTGAACTTGGATTAGTGGGATTGAGAATAGTACCACCCATACGAACCAATATACCACCTGCACCACCACCACCTGCATAAGTTGTAAGGGTAGATGTACCTGGATCTGCAGTACTAAATGTATAGGTAGTACTATTATCCAATACACTCATTTCACCTCTTACGCTAAGGGTTGAACTTGTTGTAACAGCACCATTAAATAGAGAGGTACCACTTACATTTAATCTTGAACCTAATGTGGTGTTACCAAGAATTGTGGTATTACCACTGACATGTAAAATAGATGATGGAGATGCATATCCAGTACCAAGTGCCAAGGTACCACTATTATTAAGAATCATAAGTGCTTTTTCAGTAGTTGTACCGGCTTGTCTATACAACCATTGGAAAATTGGAGTTGCACCTGCATTATCATCACGACCATCAATACGAAAAGCAGCACCAACATTTGCCTGAGTATAATTAGCTGCTGGTCTAAAATTAAGATTCATATTAAGAATATTAGACATTTCAGAATTTAAACCAGCGGGACCAGTTGTGATACCAGTCATTCTCAAATCAGATACATTTAAATTTCCAGCAATATTAAGAGTAGAACTAGCTGTCATAGCACCACCGAATAATGAGGTTCCACTAACATGTAATAGTGCACCGGGTGTTGTTGTTCCAATACCCAGGTTACCATTTTTATCTAATCTCATTTTTTCACCAGAAGTTTGTCCAAGTGAATGTGAATGAAAACCGATGTAACCCGAAGAACTACCACTAGCATTAGGCCCACCAAATGTAATACCGCTAAAACCAGAGTCAGTTCCTATGTTAGTTGGCATACCAGTTGGTGGAGTGATACCAATATATTTAGCAGCAGTTACATTAAAATTACCGAGAGAAATACCAGAAACTGTATTACCACCATCTACTTTTAATAAATTGCCTTCTGGTACAGTGGTACCAATTCCCACATTTCCAGATGTATCTATTGTAAATTTAGTGTTAGTTGTATTAAAATCCCAACTCGCACCTATTTTAAATTTATTACTATCAGCATTATCCACACCTACTGACCATCCAGCTTCATTATTAATATCAAGAGATAAATATGGATTACCAGCACTACTACCACCAGTTCTGATACAAACCACAGCATCTTGATTAGCAGTATTAGTTGGATTAAATACATAAAGACCATTTAATGCTGGACCACTAGAAATGTTAGTAGCACCATTTGCAGTAACTTGAAGCGGTGCTACAGGATTATTAGTACCAACCCCTACCTTTCCCATTAATGAGGTTGTACCACTTACATTAAAACTTGATAATGCAGTGACTCCACCCATCATAACAGAATTACTAGAAATATTGAGTGTGGATATGGCAGTTACAGCACCCAAAAATTTTGTTGTTCCTGAAATATATTCAAGGGATTGATCCAGTAATGATTGATAATTTGCATTGCTCTCTTCACCTACGGGGATAAAGTAGAAACGTTGATTTTTTACTGTTGACATATTAAAGATAAATAGAAATTTATCTTTAATATTATTTTTTAAATAAATTCGTTTTGGATGGTTTTAACATTTGTACCTTCATATATTATTTTATTTTTAATAAACCTTATAGAGTTTATTATTTTATATTCAATTAGTTCTAATAATTCTTTTGGTCTATCTATTACACCTTTATTATCATTAAAATCTATTTATAACCAATAATATTTGTTTCATTAATTAAGTTAATATCTTCTTTAGTCAATTTAAAATATTTATAAACTTCTTCATCAATCCATACTTTATCTAATGTAGGTAATGGAATCCATTTACATGTTGATTCATTAATATCTTGAGATATTTTTCTTAATGATAACATAAAATTACATAATTTAGATTTCATATAACTTAATAATGATTCAGCTTCTTTTTCACTTGATACTTTAAAGGATATATAACTTCCAGTATGAACTTCATCTAAATTACCAATAAAAGTATTACCAAATTTACTATTTGCTTCATAAGCTGCTCTTGCTGTTATAACTTTATAAAAATTATATTCTTTTTTTATATCATCTTTTTTAATATATTTAATGAATCCTTTTTGTTGTGATACATAACATTTAATGTAATCTTTTTTATTATCATTAATTAATCTTTTATCATTTGATTCGATACCATAAAATCTACCCAAATATATTTTAGTTAAATTATCATATTTTGATAATTTTTCAATTATATTGTAATATTTACTATCAATAAGAATATCATATTTATTTAATTGAATTTTTGAACCATTATAATTACATAATCCTTTATATTGTAAATCTATTAAAAAATGATTAACACCTCCTTTAATATCTACAGTATTTCCAAAAATAGAAGATGCATCATTTATATGATTAATATAAACAATATCTTTTCTATTTAACATCATATCTCTAAATTTATCTAATCCCTTACCTCCTGCAAACCAACGACTTGGAATAATAAATGTCATATAATTACATTTATCTAAATAATATTCAATAAATTTATGATATAATGGTTTTGCTCCAGTTTTTGTTAATTCTTCATTATAAGGTGGATTTCCAATAATTATATCAAATTTATCTTTATTAAATATTTTTTTTATGTTAACTTCTAATGTATTACCTTGATATAAGTTTAATTTATATTTATTATCAAAGTTAAATATTTGTTGTACTACATAACAATTCTTTTTATTTAATTCACCCATAAATAACATATTTTCCAATATATGTTTTTTCCTTTCATTTTCATCCGGATATTTGGATTTTAATCCTTTCATTAACTTGTAATAAATTGCTATTATATAATTACCCATACCAACAGCAGGGTCGTAAATAATTAAAGTATCATTAGTCCAAATATCTTGATTATATTTTGATATCCAATAATTTTCTAAATCTCTTAATTGTTTGTCAGTAATAAAATCTACTGGTGTGAAAACTTCTCCATTTTGTTTCTTTTCTATATCTTTTGGTTTCAAACATTCATTAATTAGTTCTAATAATTCTTTCGGTCTGTCTATTAGACTTTGTAAAGACAATTTAAATTGTATAGAAACATTATATACATTCGATTTTTTGTCAAAATATTTAAGCATAACTTCTTCGATAAATTCTATTAAATTATCATTATTCCACCAAATAAAACATTGATCGTTAAAAATATCAATTAACTCTGGATTTTCTTTAATATATTCTAGCATTTTTACAAAATCCTTATTATTATCTTTAATTGTTAGTATACAAGTTAATGGAATAATATATGGTAAAATATCTTTTGTAAATGATATATTTATAATTTCTTCCTCATCTTTCTTAACAATTTTATTATTTTCAGTTTCCGTATCATCTAACACTTTATTCACTGTTTGACCTGATTGTAATTCTTGTTCCTCATCATTAAATTGTAAAGTTGCTTTAATAGTATCATTAGACTTTGTAAATAATTTATTTATTAGTTTTTGAGTATTATTATCAAAATCAATATAGTCATTATCTAAATTTCTTAATAATGTTCTAAAATTATTAACTGGATCATTCTTCCAAATATCCATTAATTTTTTTATCAATATATCACTATTTATTTTATTAGTAACAAACATATCTGGATCAATATTTATCATATTATTTTCTATAACATATTTTATTTTATTTTCAATACTATCACTATTATTATATGATTGATGATTTATACATATATTTAATACTCTACTAATATTGAAATCTATTACAAATCCATGTGATTTTATTTCTTGAGAATTTAATTCTGTCATATGAGGTTCTCTTGTGATGGATAGCGTAGCCTCCGTCATACATCTATACATTTGTTGCATAACCTTATCACTAGATATACTATTATTCATCAACATAACAATATCACAACTTTCAATTGTTATTCCTAATGATAACATATTACCCGCTAATAAAATTAATCCTCTTTTATTTGTTTCTCTTGAAATTTTCTCTTGTTTTATTATTTCATCTTTTATATCTTTTGCCAAATCTTTATTGTTTCTATTTATACACATCACATCATAATGTTTCAATATGTTATCTTCTTTAATTAATTTTATTAAACATTTAGATATATTATTAATATTATCAGATGGTAGAAACCATATTTGAATAAATGGTCTTCTAGATGCCAATCTATTTATTCTTGACAAAATAGATTTATCACCATCTTTGAAATCAATTTCTTTATTTGAACCAGATATATATCTTAAAAATAATTTAATTTCTTCAATATAATTAAAAGATGATTTTTTTGAATTCAAACTAAATAATACATCAAAACTAAAACCATATTTACTATCCATTATATTTTGTTTAATCATATTATATCTTTCATTATCAAATAAAGTGGTTAGAAGATATAAATCTGGCATTTTATTATATATTGATAACATGTTATAATTATCCAACAATTTATGAACCATATCACCATGTTTTTCTTTTAACTTATCAATATAATATTCTAAATTATTACCATTTTCTGAATATTCTTTATAAATTTTTTTACAAAACTGTTCATCTTCAATATCCCAATATATTTGACAATCTTTATTTATATTCCATTCTTTTAATGGTTTGTTATATGTTGCTGTTAAATATATATTTACTGTATTTTTCCCATTATATGAATCTAATATTGATTTTGATATATTGGTTGTTCCTGAATAATGATTTTCATCAAAAAATATTATATCAATTGGAAGATGTTTAATAGTTTCTATTGTATTTTCACCAATAAAGCGTTGCAATAATTGTTTAGATACTATTATAATATTACTATTACCTAATTTAATACTATTTAATGATTTTGAATTTTTTATATTATGTATTGTAAAATTATTAAAATCTTTAAACTTGTAGAATAAATCATCTGTAAATTGTGGAATAGTTTCTGTAGGTGCAGGTGTTATTACCATTACATTTAATTTACCTTTTTTATTATATTGTTCTCCTATTAATCCTCCTACCATATATGTTTTACCGCTTCTACATTTACATCCCCATAAAATTGATTTGTTACCTTTATCAATTAATTTGTTTGTTCTTATTGTAATTAATTTTTGATGAAACCTTAAATTTAATGATTCTTTATTTCTTAAAAATAATTCTGTAAAATCAAGATTTCTAGTATTATTCATTTGAATTAATTCTTTCTTAAATAATTGGAAATATTTATCCAAATCATATATATCCATTATATTTTCTTCTATAATATGTTCTGTTATATATTTACTTGTTTCATTTGCTGTTTTACGTTGTTCTAATAATTTCTTTTTATTTGGAACCACTAAATATATTGAATATTTTATATATATATGGTTATTTGTTGATGCCATTGCAATTATATTCTGTATATCATAATAATCAATTGATTTTTTTTCTGTTTTTGGATATTTAGAACTAATAAAAATATATTCTTCAGTCTCTTTATTTTGTAATGTTATATCAGAACAACCACTTGAATTACCACTAATTACTTTTTCTTGGAATATATAACTATTCAAATCTTGTAATGTTTTCATTTTACCATTATTTGAATTACCAATCATATGATTATATTTATTATTTGGTAATTTATCACAAAAACCACATTTTATAATTATGTCAAATAATCTTTCAAAAACAAATCCTTTTTCAGATTGATTATCACATGTTTTTAATATATTGATCACATTATCAAATATAATTATATATTCAATAAAATCTATTAAATTCATATTTGCAAACATTAATGTTAATTTAATTATATTATAATTAAATTAATCATCAATTTTTTATTTCGTTTAGTTAGGTAAATTTGTAATTGCTATCATTATTTGGTCATTTGCATCTGTAGCTATATTAGCAGAATTAGCACCACTCTTTATTGCTTGACATGTATAAGTTCCTGCTGGTAAATCGTTGTTACTGAGAGCCAATGTAATGGTATGTTCCATATGGGAATATGTATGGTTAAAATATTTATTAAAGTTAAATGTGTAGCTAGTACCACCGCCCACTGGAGTGAATATCAGGGAGAATTGAGCTAGAGTTACTGCAGTTGTGTAGTAAGTTACAGTACCTTGAATCAATTTACTATTTGCACCTAATGTTATTTGTCCACTAGTAACACCACCCGACCAAGATTGACCTTGATTATTAAACAGTTGTGCAACATAGTAGCCATTATATCCCACTGCACCAGTACTATTGTTGTAGGTTAATACAAAGTTAGCATTACTAGTTGTATTGGGAATTGCTGTAAGATTGACTGAAGCACCAGCTAAGGTAGTGGTACCACTTACATTTAATGCTGAGGTAGCTGTCAATGCTCCACCATTAATTGATATGCCAGAACCTTGAAGTTTTAATTCTTTTAGAGTTGTACCATCTGTTGATACTGCATCAATTACACCACCGTTTGGCATTATTCTTATCTGTGTATTAGTATTATTAATTGCAAGTTCTGTATCAGCTATCCATAATTGTTTATTACCTGTGCGGTTAACACCTACTGTCATACCAATACCATGAGTTGATGTGTTGTTTGGTTGGTAGAATTCACTACCAGTTAATGTAAGATGATATCTTGATGTGGTAGTATTATTGCTAATTTGCATGATACCATTACTATTGGTAGTGCGAATATTAACATCATTCATAATAGTAGTAAGTCCAGCAATATTAAGGGTGCTAGCTGCTGTCATTCCATTATTAATAATTGTGGTACCACTTACATGTAATGTAGCGGATGGTGATTCGGTACTGATACCAACATTATTATTGGAACCATTGATTGCAAAGGCTGGATATGTTGGATTGAAACTAGAAAGAATACCAAATTGTGTCACACGATTATTTTGAATTGCAAAATTGGTTCTAATTGTACTACCTGATGTTACACGTGTTTGGAATATCATATTATTTCTACCGCTTAATAAGCTCCATTCATCATTATTTGCTTCAAATCTACCAACCAATTGAATTTGGGCACGACCAAATGATGATGCTGTGTTATCCACTCGTAATACTGTACAACCATCAAATGCACCACTTCCTTTGAATTCTGCGGTATAAGGTCCAATAGATACATCATTAGTTGCATTGGTACCAACAACAGTGAAGAATGATGTTGGATTATTGGTATTGATACCAACATAATTACTAGAGTTAACAGCAAGACCACAAGTACCACCACCAGTTTGTAATAATAATTTACCTGATAAACTT